CCACCATGCAATCGTTCAGTGGGCCGCTGTGACAGCGGGCGTAATTACTCCTGGTAAGGAGTGGTACGCTGGCTACGCCATCTTGGGAGATGACGTAGTCATAGCTGGTTCAGCAGTAGCCAAGCAATACGAGAAATTGATGAAACACGCCGATGTAGGAATCGGGGCTCATAAGAGCCTCGTTTCCCGTGCTGGTAAGGCGATAGAGTTCGCGAAACGAACATTCCTTGCAGGAGTGAACGTCTCGGGAGCTCCGTTCGCTGAGTTCGTGATATGCCGGAAATCACTTGCCGGTCTTCTCGAACTCGTGCGTAAGTACTCACTAACTTTTGGACAGATGCTATCCGTCCTAGGTTATGGGTACCGCGCCAAGGCCAACGCATCGAAACGGTTGATGTCAATTCCCAAACGGTTGCGGAACTACATACTGGCCTTCTATGGTCCTGGTGGTCCTGCCTATACTGGACTGAGGTCTTGGTTGCCGATGAGATCTGCAACCTCGACGTACAGTACAGCGATGGATAGGGTCTCCGATCTTGTTACACGGTTCTTCGAAAGTGAGATAAAACTCGCTCTCGAAGTCCTCGACGGGTGGGCTCCGCTGGTTGCGGAGGCTAGACGTCTTGGAACAGTGTATCGAGATAGGGAACACTACGGCACGGTATCTAGATCTCGCGGACCCTTGAGAATTGCGAACTGGAATCCTGAGCCTCGTGAGTACACCATGTCGGTCGATGAGCAAGTTGCTCGTCTTCCTTCAATGGACTCAGACCTCTGGCTACAAGCTGTAGCTAAGATCGAGGCACAGGGCCCAGTAACCGTAATAATCGAGGGCGACGTACCTCCTCATGAGACAATAGGGGCGGGTGAAGACCCGCCTCTGGCGTCTCCTGTTGGAGGCCACGCGGAACCTCGGCAAACCTTAATTCATCCAGGGATCGAAAGATCTACTCCACAATCCATTGTGGACTCACTGAATGAAACTGTTTACCGAGAAGCGTTTCTAGATACGGCCATAGACTACCGGAACCTGCGTACCGAATTAGAGGAACTTTCAATACCTTCCCTTGACTGGGATGGTATCGAAAGCCTTTGGAGCAAACTTCGAGAGATCGAAACTGCTCTGGGGGCGCTACCATTTCCTCAGAACCTTCACAAAAGAAGTACATCCGAAGGACGTACGACTGATGGGAAGGCTCTTAAGAGATGGTACCGACACTCTAAGCTCTTTAGGGCGACTGTTACCCGGTCTAGTGAAGGAACCTAGACTACCTGTCTGATCCCTAACCAGGATTGGTCAGGGGCTCGTATCTTGAGCTCGGCCTGGAAGGCTAGCTGAAGAAAAGGAATTGAGTCTCAAATGAGACGATAGATCACCTACTTCAGTTGGCTGAAACAGATAACCAAATCGCCTTGAGAAATCAAGGAAAAGACGCCGAATCGGTACTCCGTACCGAATACGAGTCATCCCTATCTTGAGCTCGGCCTTGAAGGTCGTATTGAGAACAGGAGTTGAGAGTAACTACTTTGTCGGTTTAAAACCGTTTAAGTAAGTACCTCTGCTGAATTCTCTAGAGTGGGCCCAGTAGATTCAACCTAAACCGAAAGGGATAGGTGTAGAATCTCTAAGGGGTACTGCCTTAAATAAGCAGTATCTTGGCGGTAGACAGCATTATGCCGCCTACAGTCACAGATGATGAATCTGTGATCACTCCTGAACCCTCTGTCGAGAGGGACACCAGGAGCAACCTTAGAGATGACCCCTACTGGGGACATCCTCTAGAGTCTTACCTGACTCTGGGTCAGATGGACATAGCTAGAATCGAAAGAGACTAGCACAGGTCCATTGGAGGGAGCTAGAGTAATCTACCTCCTTGGTGGCAGACGGCATTATGCCATCTACAATCTCACTGAATATGAGACACTTCTGAACCTTCGTAATAGAAAGTATCAAGAAGGACACCAGAAGACCTCCAATGGACCCCATCTGAGACAGTAGGTCAGGAGAGTACAGAGGTAACTGCTATTGCAGTCCGCCTTTGTAGTACTCAATAGACTACCTACTCAGTATTACTGAAGTAAGATAACCAAGTCGCTACTTGAAAGAGTAGAAGAGACGCCGAATCGGTTCTCCGAACCGAATAGGGACTAGTCTAGACTTTCTGCGGATTGGTAG